ACTGAAGAGGTTAAACAGCAATGCAAAATATTCTTGGATGACTATAATATTAATCAGTACAATGAGGATTTTGAGTTTTGTTTTAGTGAAATGAAGTTAAAAGTAATAAATAATCTACTAAAGCTATTTAATTATGCAACTGGCTTTATAGTAGGAAAGTCAGTACTAGAAGGTTTGGCAGGATTCCAAGCCTTATTTTTATGTGCAATTTTCGGATGGAGATATAAAAATGACCTGAATAAGTTTAGATATAGAGATATAGTTCTATTTATACCTAGAAAAAATGCTAAGACTTTTATAACAGCAATCGTATTTTTGTTATTAATGCTAACAGAACAAGATTATTCCGAGTTTTATTCTATATGTTTAGATAGAGATTTAGCTAAAGAAGTTAGAAAGGCTATGGCGCAAATCATAAGTGCGAGTCCATCAATCTCAAAGCATTTCTTTGTTTCTGAATCTGAGATAGGTATTATAAAATGTAAACTAACTAATAGTTTCTATTATCCTAGGACATCTAAGGCTAATAAAAATAATGCTATTAGACCTGCAGGAGTATGTTGTGATGAGGTTGGAGCTTTTACGGATAATGATAATATACAAGCTATGCGTAAAGGACAACTAAGTGTTAAGAATCCATTGATGGTTAAGACTACAACTGCTTATGCTGAATCAGACTCTATTATGATAGAAGAGTTGGAGTATGATAGGGCTGTATTAAATGGAACAGTAAATAATCCTAGGCTATTTTGTTTGCTTTATTATTGTACAAGAGAAGAGGCATGGACAGATGAAGGGCTTTATAAAGCTAATCCATTGCGAATTGAAGAAAACTATAAAGAAATTAAAGCAGATAGAGAAACGGCTAAGATAAAGACAAGAGAACAAGCTGAGTTTTTAACTAAGAACTTAAATATATTTTTGGAATCTGATGAGTTGAATAAGTACATAGACATAACTTACTGGAAAAAATGTAGAGCAGATAATATTAATTTTGAAGGAAAAGAAGTTATAGTTGGAATAGATTTATCAGTAACAACAGACCTTACAGCAGTGTCTATAATGTATAAAGAAAATAATATAATTTATTGTATGTCTCATGGTTTTTTACCTAAAGAGTCTCTTGCAAAGAGAAGAGAAAATATAAATTATAAAGTGTACGAAAAGCTTGGATATTGTGATATACATGAAGGAATGACAGTTAATTATACATTGGTAGAAGAATACATAAGAAATATAGAAGTTAAATATAATTGTACTATAAAAACTATAGTTACTGATCCTTCAAACGCTAAAGAAATGGTAGAAAGGCTTGGATATGATTTTACTGTAATAAAGCTAACACAAACATATACTAATTTATCTCCTGCAACAAAAGAATTTAGAAAAAAGGTATATGATTGTGAAGTTAAGTATTTAAAAAATGAATTATTAGATTGGAATATGAGTAATGCAATTACAAGCGTTGGTAAAAGTGATGATGAAATGCTTGCAAAGCAAAATAAAAATAAGCAAAGAATAGATATGGTTGCGGTGCTGATATTTGCTTACACCGAGTTGCTTGGAGAAGATACAACTTATGACGTTATTTCTGCACTTGATGCTATGGATTGGGACTAGAGAAGAGGTGAAGATGTGAAAATATTAAAAGAAAAACTAAATAAATTACTTAAAAAGACTGTTTTCAATGAGTTATTTATCATGGAAATGGTCTTTTTTGTTGGACTTTTTATCATTATTTTTACCAACTTTCTTATAAATATTAAGTTTGGACTATATTCTTTAGGCTTAATTCTAATAGCTTATTCAGTATTTCTATTCAAATTTAGTAGTAGAAAGGGGTGAGATAGATGATATTTGATAGATTAAACAGAGAAAAGAGAGACGTTAATATTAATGATTGGCAAACCATATATGGTTTTGAACAGGGATATGACAATTCGCCATTTGATAGGAACATGAAAAATAGTACATATTTTAGTTGTGTGAAAATTAAGAGTGAAGCTATAGCCAAGTGTACATTGCAGATAAAACAGGAAACCGATAAAGGTGAAGTATTAGCTAAAGATCATTATCTGTATGATATGTTGAGACTAAGACCAAATCCTTATATGAGTGCTGTTGATTGTTATAAGACTTTTGTAGCATTAGCAATACATAGAGGAATAGCTGGACTTTATATAAGTAGAAAAGGAAGTAAAATACAAGGTTTATATCCTGTAAAACTTATAAATTGTACGATAGATGATGCTGGAATTATAAGTACTTCTAAGAATAATGCTATTCTGTGGGATTTTGAAAGTGTTAATGGTGAAACAGGATCTTGTTTTGATAAGGATGTAATAGTCCTTAGAGATTTTACACTCGATGGCATTAATGGTAAGGCCGTAAAAAGTATATTAAAAGATAGTCTTGATACTGCGATAAAATCTGAAAACTATCTAAACAGTTTATTTAGTAATGGTCTTACTAATAAAGTTGTGGTTCAACTAACAAGCGATATTAAGGAAGAGGCAGAACTAAAGAAAGTACAAGCTAAATTTAGCAGGATTTATAGTAATACCGGTAGGGTTTTTACGGTGCCGAGCGGCTTTAATGTTAGTGCTTTAAACTTATCTTTAGCAGATTCTCAATTTGCTGAATTGAGGTTTATGTCTAAAAAGGATATGGCAGCAGCAATGGGAGTACCACTTACCAAGCTTGGAGAAACAAAGGAAAACGCTAAGAGTGAAGAGCAAAACAATCTTGATTTCTTGACTGATACTTTACAAATTGTTTTTGAGGCTACAGAACAAGAAATGGATTGGAAGTTACTTACTAGTACAGAAAGAAGTAAAGGTTACAAGACTAGATTTAATACGAATGTAATGCTCAGAATGGATAGCCTGACACAAGCAGAGGTTATAGGAAAATATGTACAAAATGGTGTATATGATTTGGACTATGCAAGAAATATTCTTGGAGTACCGCTTATTGGTGGTGAACCTGTAATCACATTACCAAGCGGACAGGTGTTATTAAAAGATTTGATTGCTGGTAATGTAAGTTATCAGAAGGACTCTGCAAAGGTAGGTGACAATAATAATGACATTGCAGGAAATTAAAACTTATCTGAGAGTTGATTACACAGAAGATGATGATTACATAAATAGCCTTATCGAAGTATCTCAAATTTACATAGATTCGATGGTTGGCGTAGATTATAAAACTGATACTAAAGCTGTTAAGTTAGCTGAACTACTACAGAAAAAACTTATAAGTGATATGTATGAAAGTAGAGGTACTGAGGTAGTAAGTAATACTAAGCAAGATAGGATAGTTAATTCGATATTAGATAAGCTATCTAATTATTATGTTGAGTAGAGGGGGTGAGATAATGCAAGTAGAAATAAGAAGCGATAGTGTAATTGTAAAAGGTTATGTTAATGCAGTTGAAAGAGATAGCCGAGCTTTACCTAGCCCCAAGGGTAAGTTTGTTGAACAAGTTAGATCTGGTGTCTGGAATGATGCTATTAAGAAAAATGACAATATATCAGTTCTATTGAATCATGACTGGAATAGGAAACTTGGTAGTACTAAAGATAATTTAACACTTAAAGAAGATAATATTGGCTTATATGCTGAAGCTAGGGTCTATGATTCTGATGTTATTGAAAAAGCTAAGAATAACAAGTTAGTGGGGTGGTCTTTTGGCTTTAGAGCAAATAAGCAATCCTGGGGGAAAACTGATGCAGATATGGATAGAAGGTACTTAGACGATATTGATTTATTTGAGGTGTCTATATTAGATGATAGTAGAACTCCTGCATATTATGGTACAAGCGTTGAAACTAGAAATAATGAAGAGATTGAAATTGAACAAAGGTTTGTACAAGATAGTATTGAAATTATAAATACCAATGAAGAAAAACAGCAAGATACAACAGAAAATAGAGATATTGATACAGATTTAGAATTAAAACTTAAATTGATGCGATTGGAACTAGAGTTATAGTTCTTTTTTTATGCAATAAATTACGAAAAGGAAAGGTGAAATTATATGAAAATAGAGGAATTAAGAGAGCAATTAGAGGCTAAGAAGGTTGAAATAAGATCATTTTTAGATGAAAAGAAAGCTGATGAAGCTGAAAACGCTATGAAAGAAAAGAGAGAATTAGAAAAGTTAATAAAGCTTGAAGAGGACATTGAAGAATCTGAAAAAAGAGACTTAGAAAAACAAAAAAATGAAAAGAGAGAGGAAGTAAAGGATATGGAAAAAGTAAATGAATTTAGAGCAATAGTTAAGCAAGTGATGGGACAAGAAGTAACTCAAGAAGAAAGAGCAACTATAAAAAGTGTAGATAATTCTGCTGTGTTACCAAAGCAGTTTATAAACAACATAATGGAAATTCAAAAAGGATTTGGTTCTTTAAAAGGTTTATGTGACATAACTCCAG